ATGTCACATCTGGTCAGTCATATTAATGTTATGGCTCGACGTTATCGCCGCCGTCGGTTCGGTCGCCGCCGCCGTCCTCGCCGCACTTACCGCAGAAGGCGTGCAATGTTGCGCAGGAAGCGAATGCTGCGCAGACATAGACGTGGAGGTAGACGATTCACCGTAAGTATTCAACGTGACTTTGCATTGGTCGCTGGCAGTTATATACCTTTCCAGTTGCAGCTTTCAGGTGATGGACAGGATAAGCCTGGCCCTGGTGGTATGGTTGGTATCGACGCTGGAGGATTCCGCACTTACTCGGTTCTTGCTATGCCACCTGATTGGATCTCACGCAAGGTCGGTGATGTTACTATGACCGGTCAGCAGTGGTCTGTGACTAGTACTTACAGGGAACGCCGTATTGGTGTCGGTACTGGACAGACTGGTATGCTTACTGATCTGCCTCAGTATATCTGGAGTAAGAACCTGCCGACTATATTCAACTGTGGTAATCTATGGGAGCTATGTGAGGAGTATCGTATCGCTTGGATTGCTCTATCGTTCACGGTCGCTGAGAGTCAGACTCAGAACAACCGTCATCTGTATCTGGAGTGGACGAACCTTCCGTCTGCTAAGGCCCCTCAGTGGTCTGATTTGGATGGTATGGTCGTTCCTGAGACGTTTACTACTGATGGTAATCTGGATTGCCATGGGTTCAACTGGCTCTGCCGCCCTATCGATATCGCTCTTGCTTGTAGCCCTGCTGGTCGCCAGAGTAAGCTTAATGGCTGGCATCGTTCTCTGCTGTCGTACACTCACCCTGTCACTATTCGCTATCGTCCTCGTCATGCTGATATGACTATTGACAACAACCCGGACGTTGCACCTGATCTGTCTAACAATAACAAGCCTAAGGTCATTCTCAATGATCAGTTCTCTCAATCTGGACGCTTGACTCGTGGTTACTTACCTACTGGACAGGCTACCGCTACTACAACGGAGCAGTGCTGGTTCGGTCCTGTCATTCGTCTTGTTGATGCCAACAAGCCGGCCGCCATCGCTACTGGCGAAGCTACGTTCACTGATCTCTATGCCGAGTATGGTGTTCGGTGCACTGTGACTGCTGTCATGCGTATGCGTGCTAAGACTTGCAACGACCCTGTTTTCCCCTATTATACAGTGGACTAACCGATCTATAGTTCCGACATGACCTGATTCCTTATGCTGCTCCGCCTTCTCTCGACTACTACAACTCCGCTGTTCCCAAGGAGGAACCCCCTCCACAACCTAAACCTACCAAGCGTCGTCCTTTCCGTTTCCAAGCTAAGCTCAAGCGTGGTTACCAAGCTATCTCTCGTGCAGTCCCTTACGTCTCTGATGCCGTGGCTGGCTATCTCACTGATGGAGTCGCTGGTGCTGTTGCTCGGCCCGCTGCTCGTGCTGCTCGTGAGCTTCTTCCTGATGCTTTCACGAACAACCGTGCTAAGCGTCGTGCTGGTATCCCTATTGATCTTCCTCTTCCGCGTGGTCTCCTCCGCGACAAGCCCGTCAACCCGCTCAACGGTTATCAGATCCAGGCCCGCCGTGATGCTGCTAAGCTTGCTGCTGTTAGGGGCATTCGAGACGATGACTCCTTCGATTCAGATTGGGACTCACCTGTTTCGGATGACGATGCTTATTCTGTTAGAACTGCTGGTGGTACTAGGCTTTGTTCTGTTTGTTATGGAAACAGTTAGGGCAGTTAAGGTAACTTACCAAATAGCTCTTCGTATTCATCGATGTTCTTGCATGTCCAGCCATCCTTCTTCAACTCCACGGGTTCCTGTCCAGGTCCTCTGCACCAATATATCTTGGTGATTCTTCGATACAGTTGGTAGGGGTCAGCGTTAAATCTGCTAGATCCAGCCCACCATTGGGAAGGCCACTCCACAGTGGAGATAAGAAATCGTTCTGGGAAGATCTGTCTAGATCCTCCCTTGGTCTCCACTCGGCTTCCCCATTGGTCCACAATCTGAGTGAAGACTGTGAAGGACATAACTCGTCCGCTGAACTCGTCGAACCAGATGGTCTTCTCTCCGTCGTAGCCGTCGAAGTAGGTTTTGGATTCCATCTGTACAAGGTACCGATATCCACTTCGCTGATATCCTTCATCGTGGTAGCAATGGTAGCTCTTGCCTGATCCAGCCCGTCCAAGGTACACAATAACTTCTGGCATATGCGGCTCACGYTGTTTAGCCCTTTTGATATCGACCAAATCTGCGTATTTAGCGAATCCACGATAGTAACGTACGAAGTCTCCAAAGTGTGTGTCAGCTATCTGCTGCATGGTCCCCATTGCATCGTCCACACTGTTGTCGATGATCTTCTTACAGTCCTCTAGGTCACTGCGTCTCCCTTGCTTCTTAGGCTCCCCCCACTCCTTCCATTCGCCATCCTTCTTGACATAGGCTATGCCAGCATCAGCAGGACCATTCGCTGCTTCGGCATGCGCCATACGATCACCAACGTCCTTCTTGATCTGACGCATAGACTTCTTGTTCACAGCCTGTAGGTACCAATGCCAGTGTACCTTACCAGTGCGTGGACACGTCTCCTTACCAACACATACATACTTATACTCTCCACTTACTACAAGACGTTCCACGCTATCATAGTCAGGGCAAGTCCAACTCGTTACACACCAGTTTCTTGTTCTCATCGACATTCTCAAAATTTTTATGAGCTTAGATCCATCGACTCTGGCAGCCAATCAGATTGCATTCTATTAGAATTCGATTATGCTGAACGCCTTTTTGATAATCAAGGAACCACTGTACATGCGGATGCTGAACGCCTTTGATACCTGAGCACTGGTTTTCACACTGAAAGAACAGATTCTACACATGATCTTACGCCAAACGCTGAGAAGGTACATGACCATTCAGAGTGACATTGGCCAAGTGTTACCCA